TCGATTATTTCCACTGAGCCATCGTCTGACAGCTTAATGTGATTTCTAAGCAAAGTGGCAACCTGTTCAGGGTTATAAGCATTTGCAGAACTAGCAGCACTTAACAAAGCTCCGTCAATCAATGTCGATTGCAATCGGGCTTGGTAGGCTTTAATTTCTGCATCTTTCTTTTCCACTGTTTTCCGCAACACTTCTTCAAAGTTACCGCGTTCCTTTTGTCTCTCGATTTCAGCATTCTGCTTTTCGGAAAGTAACTGCTTGGCTTCGTTAATATCAATGCCTGACAATTGCTTTTCGTACTTGCGCTGCTCTCGTGAAACTCTGTCAGCAATCATACGGTCAACTTCTGCTTGCGAAAACGTCTTAGCCTGAGTTTCTGTAGCTGTTGTCTCAGTATCAACTTCTGTAACCATGATTTCTTCGCTCATGTAACGCAACCTCTTTCGAGTAGTTTTAGAATTGTAAGTTTAGCACATTTTTTTAAAAGTTAATCAAACACCGGAACCCAGTGGTGGCGACAGTTATACCCGCCTCTCACTATAAATGGGTCGCCTTGAGCTTTACCGCCCCAGCTTCCCGACCATATCTCGGCAATCTGTTCATTAGTATAAGTCTTGCCTGCATGTTCCTTGCAGAAATCTCTTGAGTCTCTAATAATTGAGCCATAGTAAAGCCATTTCTTAGCCCCAGAGGCAAACCCAGTTGATGTAGTGATTGAAGCATTAAACTGCATCAAGCTGTCCTGCACATAGACGTTACTATATCGTGCCAGATTGTCTCCGCTTCTATCTCTACCAAACTTTGTGTGCAGTTTTTCTATGGCACTGGCCGCCTGCTTGGGCGAACCATTCTTAGCTATCTCAACAAGCCTAGCCGCTTCTTCTTCGTCGGCCTGAACGTATACGCCATTGATAGCACCTTGCAGGTTAGTTATTGTTTCAGCGAAAGGTCTACCAGTTAATGTGCTTTGATAAAGCCCTGTAGAAATAGTGTCAAGATACTCATTAGCTATAGCCTCGAAGCCTTGAAACGAAAGCTTCTGTAATTGCGATACTACCGCTGGGTCTATCTTCGTGAAGCTCCCATACTTACTAAGCAGCTTGTAGTTGGACTCCACCACCGATGTGTACTCGTTGAGTACCGACTGCACCTCGCTTAAATACACCTCGTTTATTAGGGCTTTAATTTGAGGTCTTGCAGCAATAGCCCAAGCCAAGTCAAATAGATTGCCGCCGTTGAGTGGCGCACCAGACATAAACTGTATCAACCTTGCTTCCAATAACCTCAAAGCAGCGGCAAGTCTTGCTTGATGTTTATCTGCAAGCTTATCGAGTATTTCTGCGTAAGCGTCAGCACTAGCCATTAAAGCTGAATCTCAGTAGCTTGCTCTACTGGTGCAAACTGCCCAAGTCCCAGTGAGTTTGATTCAATCTCAACGTGAGCTTTTGCCAGCTCTTCGTCATCAAGCACTAGGTCAGCAATCTGCTTATCAATCTGCTGCATTAGGGTTGTCGATTTAACGCCAGATGCCCGCATGGATTGCAAGAAGGTCAGCTCTTTGTCATAGTCTCTCAGGTCAAATGAGTTCGGGTAGAATACCTCTACATCACTTGTCTGTTGCTGCCACATGCAGTAGAAGCCCCACAACTGTTCTTCAGCAAGCTCCAATATGTCAGCCTTCTCAGATAACTTAGCATTAAGCATCTGGAACTCTGTTTGCATAGCCACGCCAGACTGAGTCATTGCCTGAGTGCCACGAACTGCGCCCATGTGAGACATACGGTTAATGGCTTCTACCTTATCGTTAATGCTTGCTCGTACAGCGTCTAAGTTTGAACCGCTTGGCTGCATCTGATACGGCTTCATGTTAGCGTCCATATCGTCAGGCATGTTGATTATTGCACCTGCTCCTGCGCTTGCGTCAGTGCCAAAGGTCTTCACCAAAGTTGGGTGATTAGATATGCGAATTAGCTGTTCAATTTCTGAAAGCTCTTGATAGATGGCTCTTTGCATTGAAGCAGCGTCTGACAGGTCGCTAATACCGATGCCTCTAATTACTGAACGCTGTGCAGGCAAATACACCGCAGGAATACGTCCCAGTGGATTAGGTACTGTGTCGATCTTAGTTTCTCTGTCGTTTACGCAATGCCAGCTTTCAATCTCAGTTTCTGTCCATATTCTGAAATAAGCTTCAGTAGTAGTGTCGTCAATCTTATCTACCGACTCGCGAACCTTTAAATAAGTAAGGGCATAACGGCCAGAGGCAGTTCTTGTCCACTTCCAATCGAATACGTTTTCAGGCGTAAACATTGTGACGTATGGTCTAATCTCTTGGCTAATTTCTTCAGCCTTTGTACCAGCATTTGATGCAGGCTTATCTACCATTAGCCAGACATGCCCGTAAACGCTTGACCATACCTGAGCCTCACGCATAAAAGCATCAAAGCCTTTGCCGTCAAGGTCTGAGTCCTTTATGAATTGAGCAAGTACTTGGTCTTCAGCGATACTGTTAAACTGCCGTACGGGTGGAATGCGCCACAAAAAGCTACTGTAGATATGAACGATGTTCTTGCAGTGGTTGTCGATAGGGGTAAGGTCTATACGTCGAGCATAGCTATCCTTGTCCTCGTTAATGTACTTGGTTAGGTAACCGCCGTTTTTGTAGTCCTCGCCACCCATGTAAGAGCGGAGGTAAAACTCCCAGCGATCTTTGTTATTATCGTAATCTGGGTGAGTGTATTGAATGTCTGTGCTACGCATTAAGTCCACCTTGTAGGCTGTTCTACCTTGTACTCAGTTCGTACAGGGAATAAAAATTCGACCAAATAGCCTAGTGCATCGTTCAGGTGGTCAAAGCCATCTTTGTTAGGCTGGCTCGTTCCTTCTTTGTACGTCTGACGCTCAAGGCTCTTAATCGTGTGCTTGCATTTGGGGTCTATAAACAAATAGCGATCGCCGCCACTTGAGCGCAATCTGCTATTCACCGCATTTATTCTATCCCTGACCAGTGCGTGACTGTTTTTAGATTTCACCGCAAAGCCTGCATTCTGTAAAATGCTCAGGTCTGTTCTACCGCCTGCGCTTGTCTTCCTTTGCCGTGAGGCTGGGTCAGGGTAGATTATAGCAGGTCTGTCTCCATACTTAGAACGTATCTCCGAAACCATCTCATCTGTGTTGCTGCCATACATGACGATCTCATCTATCGCTAACAAATCATTGCCATGACGTAAGCAGACAACCGCACTCATTGGGTCGATGTTAAAGTCTAGCCCAATGTGCAGAGTGCCGCCAGTATCCTCAATGCGCTTGACAGACTTCTCCCGATTAAAGGCATAATAAATGATACCGCTGTAGTTGACAAACGCAGCCTCGTACTCTTGCTGAAAGGTTCGTTCATCTAGGTCATTACGGGCAGCAGCAACTTCTTCCTCTGGTACGTTACCACCTTGCAGGGTTGTGTACTGAAAGCTCGACCAATCATTGTCGCCGTCAATACCCTTAGCCCATATATCGTAAAAGTGGTTACGTCCCTTCGGTGTGCCAATGAATAAGCACCCACCCTGCCTGTCAGAAAGCGAAGGTCTAAGAACCTCACTCCATGCCTCTGGCCGCATGTCTGCAAACTCATCTAGCACAACAAAGTCCAAAGCTCGTCCGCGTAGGTTATTTGGCTTCTCTGCGCCCTTTAAAGCGATTACCGAGCCATTAATAAGGCGTATTGTTAAGCTGGTCTCGTTAGTCTTAGAAACGTATTCTGGTGGTATAGAAGCTATCAGCATATCCCACGCAATTTCTTTGGCTGCCCCGTATGTTGGGGCCACGTACCATACGTTGCGGTTCCTTCCTTTAATGGCCTGCTCAAGTATCTTGCCGGTCGATAGGAAGGTCTTGCCAAATCGCCTGCCAGCTACAACAGCAACAAAGCGGCTTGGGCAAATGAATATCTCACTCTGCGGTAGGGTTAATTGCACGAGGGTCGATCATAATGTTGATTTGTGGGATTTCTTTGACTGGCTCTATGTACTGGTCTCCCCAGTTCTCTCTGTCTCTATTCTTTAGATAAAAGATGATGGCGGTATTGTCTCCAGACATTGCCTTTTCGAATAGCTTATTAGTTACCTTATCCATTCCAGAACTGCGGCCTCTTTTTATAGCCTGCAAAAACTGTGGATATTCATTCTGTTTGTCGTAGACAGTCCGTTCACTGATGCCCAAGCAATCAGCTATTTGAGAAATGGTTAATCCATGAGAAGCCATATCTTCTGCTTGCTCACAAATATGCTCGTCTGGTATCCAAGGCGGTCTGCCTGACATTAAGCCTCCGTTCCAAAAGTTTGTTCATGGTTCATTGAGGGGTTGTGCAGTATCACTTCTTCCTCGTCTGGCGGTAATGCGTTGAGTCTAATATCGACAGCATCGCACCAGTATATAAGGGCAGTCTTAATCTGAAACACCGCTGAGGGGGAGTCTATTATACTCTGCGTTATGTTATCAATCTTAACAAGCAGGTCATTCCAGCCGTTTTCTTCGCAGTCTAGAATACGCTGCGTGATCTGTAAATGCTTCATGGTGCCTCCCGCATCTCTGCTAATGGCCGCAACAGTTTATCACTTATCTTGACAATGTACCATAATCAGCACTTTGCATGTAAAACTGTACTTGAAGTCCGTATTTTCGCACCTAATAAAAAGCCCCAATTAAGGGGCTGTTTTAATGTCGTCCTTTGCTATTGCCAGAAGGCCAACGATTGTCACTACTATGCCGTACAGTATCACCTTACACCTCGCTCTAAATTGAGGCGGCATATTAGGGCACATTGGCCCTAATTGCTAATGAAATCAACGCATAAGCAACATACCAGCTTCGGTATTTACTTCCCCTTTTTGTTTGTTAGCCTAATGAAACGATCTGCCATCTTGTGGGCTTCTCGTATCTTCTTTTTTAATTCCCACTCTACCTGCTTATCTTCCACAATCAAGTAAGCGCCATACAGTAAGAAACCACCAATTACTAAAGTCAAAATAAAGCTAAGCATCAGCTATTCTCCTCTATAACTATCTCTGTTAACTTGTTTAAGTACCAACCAGCTTTCTTTAAGTCTTCTACCTGCTTGCCTTTGTAGTCATAGCGCCACAGGTACTTCATGCAGTTGCCTTTGAGATAACCT